TAGGCGGCGAAATCGTCAAAGGCAAGATCGACAAACTCAAGGCTGACTTTCCACAGCACACCTGGTACGAACTGGACGTGATCAATGATCCACTACCAGACGCGGACGTGTTCATGTGCCGCGACACAATGTTCCACTTTCCGATGCATTTCATCCAGAAGACATTTAGAAACTTTCTGAAGTCCAATATCAAGTATATTCTTGTGTCCTCACATCCCGGAGCATATGACTCGACCCGTCATCGTCTGACTCAGGAACAGGTCACCCAGAATATTCCGCTCACCAAGTTCGGCGACTTCATGAACATCAATGTGTTCAAGGACCCATTCAACTTTCCAGTACCTCTGGATCGTCTGGACGACACATGCTATCGGATCGCACCTCTTCAGCGTGAACTGGTACTCTTTGATCGTGAAACGATTGCATCTATTCCGTTTGTGACAGGACCGGATTGGCCGCTACCCTAGGAGGATATCATGACCCTACATTCCAACATAGCGCGCCTGGTTTAGCGTGTACCTTAACAAACTCCCACATTTTGGCGTCATATGTGGGTGCTGAAGGAAACGGAGGCTTCTCGCGCGCAGGCTTATCAAAGGGGATGGACGATTTCCAAAGAATCGCTCGTCCCCTTTCTCTGTCTGACATAGTATGTCCTACGGAGACGACATGAGCCTTTGCATTTGGCCATGCAAGCTGAAGAGAACGATTGAGTGTGCCAGATGATCCGACCGTCCAAAACTCTTTCGGCTCCTCAATCGGGAGTGACCGCGCGACCTTTATGATGCTTGCAATCACAGTTTCGTGTTCTAGTCCCAATGGAAACAAAGCGCGATTTAATTGATCTTCGGCCGCATACTCGCGCGCCCGGGCTTGTGTAACGGCTAGCATACCATCTGGAATCCAATGATAGATCGCACCGGCAGCAATGCCTCTCTTCTGATACTCCGTATAACGCTTAGGATCACGCTTTGCCATGAATAGATGCACTTCTTTGCCATAGCGATTCGCTACAAACGGAAGAGATATCTGAGCATAACCGGTTGCTGGACATGATCCGAACACTAGTTCCTTGCCAGGATAAGTCTTTACAAAGTAGTCCAATGATCTTGCTTTTGTTCCCGCACCCAGAAGATCATCACGGACAACCTGAAATCCTTCATGCTCGACAATTACAGGTGCTGGATTTGGATCAGTCCAGTCCTTTACATACTCTAAATACTCTTCTGCAATATCTTCAGGCCATAGTCCCATTAGATTTCTTCCTTTAGTTTCCTCTTAATCCATTCCAAGTCTTTCTGTATTTCGTTCTGAGAATCGGCCAAGACTTTTATTGCATCTAGTAAGATCGATGCCACCTTGAAACTTTTTCCATCATCCTTTTGCATCCATAGGGAGCCACTCAAACTTGAAATTTCATCCATATCAACCATTGTATTACTTTGCCTCCAACATTTTGATAATATCTGAATTGACAACCACATCGACTACCAAATGAATCCGGTCGTCCTTGCCGCCATTTTTGGCCGCATGTGGCTTACGCACGTCCAACACCCAACATTCCCCAGCTTTCATGTTCACGGTGTTAGGTTTGTTTTCAATGTCCCAGACGGTAAACTTCACGTCCGGATTTGTGATGATCGGAAAATGAAAGCGCGCAAGCTTACCGATAGCAAGGCCTTGCTCCGGATCGACCTGATCCGTGTGTCGCGTAAGTTCTCCGTCGCCACTCTTGAGTTTCATCAGACGAATCCGATGATATTCGGTAGGCGATCCAAAGGTATGACGTAGCAGTTGATAGACTTCAGGAAAATCGACAATGAGTGTCGTGTCCTGCATCTTGAACACTTCGTCCTTGTGTTCCTCTTTCCATTTGTCATTCATTTCGATAGGTTTCGTCATGAACGTCGGATCGGATGTGTATCCACGCAATGAAAACGCCGACCAGGATTTGCCCTTGTTATAGTTTGAGTAGTGATTCTGAAACAGGGAATCCGTGTCCTTCATCTTCTCGGCAATCTTGGAGACCGCCATGTTGGTCGCGACCGAAAAGGCAGCCACCCGTTTGACGGATACGGTTTCGTATTTCGGAAGGACTGGAAAGATGCGTTGTGTTTCTTCACCAAACAGAGACTTCTGATTCGAGTCTCGGAACCAGATGTACTGAACTTCCGCAAAGGTCGTGATCTTGGAACCAATCTTCCGAAACCTTCGGTCGGTCAAGAACTGATTCAAATTTCGGTCGTCTGCCCAGGACACAACCCAGTTGTGCTTGTCATAGTCAAAGATGGTAGGAATCCAGATCGGTGGTCCTAGAGTATTAATGTTTGATGCGTCGGTCGCGATTCCCGTGGTCACAATATCACCAGGAAGCTTGGTGCCGATCACGATACCGTCATAGAGTGTGATATCCGTTTTCTTTTTACAGACAGTTCGAATCCATGCCACACGCTTGGCGCCGACCATCATAGGACCTTCGTAATGAAAGGTTCCTTTGTCGAGGGCGTCGGCAATGGTATTCTTCTTGATCTGGGAGAACGGTGAATCGGAATACGAGTTATAGGCTTCATAAAGTCTTTCGTATTCCTTGAGAAGGGACATATCAAATCCCTTCTGCCAGGGCTTCATTTCTTCTTTTACGGCGCTCTTCATTATAGGAATCTTTCCCCCGTTTCTATATTTGTTGAATATTCCGGAAAATGCTTCCACATGACTGCAAGAATCTTCAACCATTCCGGATCGGCAACATGATGATCACACCAAGCGTTCTTGACTTCATGATTTGCAATCAGATAAATGCAGAGAAGTGCCGCCTCTTTGTTAGACGGCACCTTTTCCAGAATGGCGTCGAATCCTTCAATTTCTTTTGTGGCGTCAAAGAACTTGAATGCCTCGGCGGCTATCTGAATTATCTCTTTGTGCTTATCCGACACTGGCATGTTGTTTCTTCTGCCTTTCCATCTTGAGCGCCTTTGCATATAGCGTGGATGCTTTTTCTTTGACCAACTTCCAGGTCAGATTGGAAACCTTGTCCGGAAGAGTCTTGCCGTCCATATGATCATACTCATGCTGAATGATGCGCGCCGTATAGCCAGAGAACTCTTCTTCCTTGTGGGCGCCGGTCTCGTCCTGCCAGCGAATGCGAATGCCTAGCGAACGCTCGACGGACACAAAGCAGAACGGAAAGGAAATACAACCTTCCTTCATCTTCATCGTCTCAGGGGAATAGGCAATGATTTCCGGATTGAAGAAGACCTGATTCTGATTCTCATAGCCGATGCAGAACACGCGAACAGGCAGACCAATCTGTACCGCAGACAGACCCACGCCGCCGTATGCTCTCATAGACATGATAAGCGACTGGGCGATGGAGATGGGATGTCCAAATCGAGGATTCTCAAAGTCAAAAGGCTCGGAAACAGATTCCAACATAGGATCGTTGTCGGGGAGAAGCTTCTGTACCGACCCCTTGTGTGCAAGGGCTTCCGTCTTGATAGTGAGATTGGTCGGAACTGGGCGACCACCCATTGGCTCTAGGCCTTCAATTTTGATTACTGGATTGGACATACTATATTTTCCTTATGTTGACATTTGACTGAAACTATGGACCTTCTCAAATTTTATGACACTCTTGAACTTGTCGTACAGGAACTCGTTACGATGTGAGATAACAAACAGATTCGTGTTCGCTCCCAACTTCTTGATGATCTTCAGGAACTCGTCGGTTCCTTGGGAGTCGAGGGATGAGTCGAAGACTTCGTCCATGATGAGCAGGTTGGTATGTACAGAATTCTTGCGGGCCGCGACCTCACGCCAGGTGAAGAGTAGTGCGAGGTCAATGCGGAGTCTTTCTCCCGCGGAGAAAGAGTTATATGTAAATTTATCTCTATGTCGTGACTTGATAATCTCTTCGAAATTTTCATCGAGTGTGAAGTTGACATAACAATCCATATCCTGCAAGTGCTTGTTGATCTGTGTATTGATAAGCGGAAGATAGCGTCGGATTTCGCGAGTCTTGATTCCATCGTCGCGCAGAAGCGTGGCCGCAAAGTCCAGATACTTGCGAGTCTCGATCAGTTCCTCGCGCTCTTTCTTGGTGTCTGCAATGTCTTGATTGACCTTATCCACAGACACGGAAGGTGTAGCAGTCTGAGTTACCACAGGCGCGTCAAGGTCTTCAAGCTGCTTCTGTAGCTTCTTTATATATTGCTTGTTGCCTTCGATCCGTGTGTTGTGCTTCACATTCTGCGATTTCAGTTCATCAATTTTTGCAACCTCGACTTGCAGCGCGGCAATCTTCACCTCAATATCTGAAATCTTTGTATTGATCTTATCCAACGCATCGTTATACTCTGATACGGTATGTGTATGCTTCCGTACTTCCTCTGCCTTGAAGCCGCTCTCAATGTCTTGAGAGCATGTCGGACAGTTCTCATTGACCTCATAAAAGGTGATGATCTTGTTTGCAGCGTTTCGCTTTTGATTAATCTGACCGTGCAGGACCTTGAACTCGGAACGTTTGTTCGTAAGCGCGGCAAGATTCTTTGGAACATCCACGGATAGCTTGAGTTTGTCCAGATTGTTCTGTACGGATAAAGAGAAGGCCAAGTTGTCTGCTTCCGCTTTGTCAATTTCGGTCTGATAGGACGTCCGACGCGCTTCCTTGTCATCCTTGATTTCCTCAACATGCTTTGATAGCGTCTTTAGGCGCTCTTCCAAAACCGTCATTGACATGCGATTTGTTTCCAGGGACTCCCTGTTCATCTGAACCTTGCGCTTCAGCACTGCGTTCATGAAAGAGAATATTTCGATGTCTAGAATCTCCTCGATTACCTCGCGGCGGCGACCCGACTTCAGTCTCATGAATGGGATATACGAATCGGAACCCAGGACAACGATTTGCGAGAAGGCCTTCAAGTTCATCTTCAGCACATGTGTTTCTAGCCATTTCTGATAATCCTTTATGGCGGCGTCTTGTGCCACCAGGTTGTCATTCTGATAAATCTCAAACAGATTAGGCTTGATGCCGCGAATGATCTTGTACGGCACGCCACCGGAAGTCAATTCCAATTCGACTACACAATCCTTGCCATTGATCGAGTTGACCAGTTCTGGCTTGCCGATGTCCCGAAAAGGCCTGTTGTACAGCGCAAAGGTCAGCGCGTCAATCAGGGTAGACTTGCCGGCACCATTCTCACCTACAATGAGAGTGTCGGTTGCCTTCTTCAGATTGATAGTTGTGGGGACTTTGCCGGTGGAAAGGAAGTTCCGCCATTTGATAGTAAGGAAATCAAGTTGCATTATCAATCATCCGATGCTGAAGAAGTAGAGGTAGAGTTCTCAAGATTGACGGCTTCGACATAGAGTTCGCGAAGGACATTCTTGGTGCGTGTGCCTGTGATGCTCTGCGGCAGGGCCGAGTTTGCTTCAAGGCTGTCGATGTACTTATTCAACACCGAGACAGTATCGGTGCTTTCCAGATCATCTAATTCTTCGCCGCCTTCCAGCGGTACGGTGAAGTCTTCGGCGGTCGTAATTTCGAAAGGTTCCGCGCGCTGTAGAGTGTCCATGAAATCATCATAGAAGTGTGGATCGTTTTTATTGACAACCACGACCTTGACATATGTGCCTTTATAAATGCTGGAATCAAAACTCTGCATTGTCTTCTTTGTGTCTTCCAGATTTGCGTCGTCATAGACGATCTTGTGGAACATCACATTCGGATTAGGAACAAACTCCAGAATATCTGACTCTGTGTCATAGACATGAAATCCACGAACCTCACCGAAGTCTGCCCATGTGATCTGATATGTGTTGCCTAGATAGTAGATATGGCCGTCGGTGGACTTGTGATGAAAGTGTCCAGTGAAGACTGTCTTGAAGTCGTCAAAGACTTTTCGATTGAAGCCTGCGTCACAGACATTGCCGGCATCCATTTCGAAGCCTGAAATCTCCAAGTGTCCGAAGGCAGTGGTCGCGCCGGTGTTCTTGATGTAGTCCATGGTCTTGTGATAGTTGCCTGAGTTGATCCATGGAATGAATGCATAGGGACGCTCAGGATTCTCTTCGGACAGGAAGACATCCTGTGCTTCGGAGAAGACTTCCACATTATCATAGCCCCAGAAAATCTGGTTCATGCAATTCACATCGTTTGTGTTCTTGTATGTTACATCATGATTACCTAGAATAATCTTGAAGTTGATTCCCATTTCTTTCATAGGCTGAAAAAAGCGTTTGTGTACAGCGTCGGCTGTTTTGAAAGCAATAAACTTCCTTCGGTCGACCAGGTCGCCTAAGTGGATTACATCTTTGATGTTGTTTTTCTTTAGATACGGAAAGAAAGTACCTTCCCAGAACTTGAAGAAGAACTCGTTGAATACTTCCGAATCTCCTCTTCCACCGAAATGTGTGTCGGTCACTAGGCAGCATTTAGTCATTTGGAATCCTATTGTGAAGTCATCAGTATATCATGTTTCGTCTGGATTGTCAAGGCCAATAGTTGGTCTCCAACCCGCCTCCACAAGCTTTCGTGCCAGTCGTCTGGCTTCATTGACCTCCTTGAGATAGTAATTGTAAGAGGCCGAGAACTTATCCGGACTTGATACATGCATGACGGCAAAAAACGAAAACGGCATCATTATTTCCGCTGCCATTTCCACTAAAGCCTCTTCTTTTGTCATTATAATCTCCAGGACGCATGATTCCCTATAAACGCATCAGAACCACTTTTCCGTGTCTGATTGTTCAATGAAATCAAATACTTATTTTTTGGTTTTTACGGCTTTTGATGCAGCCAGTCTCTTTTTCTTCTCGGCGCGCTTGTCTTTCGCCTTTCGTTCATAGTCTTCAATGAATGTGTTGATGTTATCGTAAAGGTCCTGTTGGTGATGTTGATGATCACCACCATGAGATGAAGAGGAATCTATTCCTGCCATGATCATCTGATTTTGATGGGACTTGTATGTCACATACTTGTTCTTGTTTTCCCTGTTGATCCTACGAATATAGGCATTCCAGGTGACTTGGGAAAAATACGCAAAGGGATTCTTTCCGCGCTTCGGATCAAAGACATGAGCATAGAGAACACAGTTCTCGATTGCATCGGAAATCATTTCCTGTCTATAGGGATAGTTGATGAAGTTCATGTGATGGGAAAACTTCTCCGCAATCTTCATGAAGCATTCTCCAATGTAATCAGGAAGCCTTGGTGATATCTTACCCTCCGCAAGTGCCTTGTCACGCTTTTCATGATAGTCAACAAAGGCTTGATAGAACTTTTTGTTGTCCACATAATGAGCGTCATCTTTCGAGCGCGGCTTGTTTGTTCTTTTCTTTAACGTCGAAGAATTCGTGACTGGCATGTTATTTTTCCCTTGACAAGTTTTGAGTCCTCTAGTATAATAAGGCCTATACCAAGACATGCTTCGCATGTGTTCGCGCTTCGCGCTCACCGGCCTGGTAAGTAAAACCGGTTACCTTTAGATACCTCTAAGTACCTTAGTGCAGCGTTTTTTTATCGCCCGCAACAATAATGGATGGAACCGTATTTGCAACATCGGCAGCAGAAGGAGAGTTTCCCAAATGCTTATTGGCTTCGCTCGCGTCCTCAACAAGAGGCTTTCTAGATTTTTCCAATACAGCGGCTATGTAGTCGTCTTCCTCGTCTTCAGCTTTCTTTTGTTGGGGTTGATTATTACCACTTAGTCCCCGAACGATCTTTCCAAGTTCCGACTTAGGATCGATTGACTGAAGAGTCTCCTGATGCATTGACAGCGTAATGGAGAATATCATCTTTCGCATGATTTCCGAGAAGTAAGTCTTTACTCCTTCCGATGGTTCGAACATCGTAGAAATCTGATCAGCCGAGATATTGAATATCTGATTGCTGGTCACCGCAGTCGATACCCAAGGCGACAGAAACATTGCAGGAGTCTTCTGTGCACCGGCTGACATATATGTGACCAGAGCCGGATAGTATATAACAAAAATCTTGTCTGAATCTTTTTCCGTTCTGAACGCGCGCTCTTTTCTGGCATTGTCTTCAACGACTGCCAAGATTTGGGCGCGCTTTTTTGCGTCCTTTTCGCGCATGACGATATCTTCCCGTAACTCCTTCTCATGATCCTTCAGTGTGGAAATGAGAGAGACCATCTCTTCCCCATTTCGCATCTTGATGTACATGATCTTGGCAGATGTCGGACCAATCGTGCCACGACCTCTGGGATCATGTTCGATTGATTTTTCTTTTTTTCTGACTTTGCTACTTGGGGTTGTTGTTGTCGTCGTCTTCTTTGTTTTTGCCATGTTATTCAAATACCTTTGATGCTGGTGGAACTAAATCAAGCTTGTAAATCTTGTATGGAAACTTTTCCTCGACATAAATCTTCAGCCGCTCCTCCATGTGTCGATATGTAAAATTAGTTGGTCCCTTGGAAGCTGGACGCAGGTCGTCGGCGATATCAAATAGCGTCGCTGAGTCTTTGGCATCTCCAATACGAAGTCCGCGGCCGATTGATTGCAGATTTCGTATGCGGGACTTGGAAGGAGACGCAAAAACAACATTATGAAGATTGCGAATATTGATCCCCGTACTAAAAGTTCCATAAGAAGCCGCAATAATGGAATCATTTTCGGCTTCAACGATTCTACGAACCTCTTCGCGTTCATCGGTGTCTACTCCTCCATGAATGAAATATATCTTCCTATTCGGCTCGGCGACCTGCATCATGTCGAATAGAAGCTTTCCGTGCGTCTCGACGCGCTGAAAAAGGACGAGCGAATTACCCTTCAGATTCAGCGTTAACTTTGTGATGAAGCGATTGCGTGACTCGGAAGAAATCAAATATCTGATTTCGTCTTCGTATGTTCCGTCCATCTTCTTGAGTGCCTTGCAGTCCAAATCAGGATGCTTCAGGATCATGACCTTGATTGGATGCAGCTTTGCAATATGTCCGGCATCCATTAGTTCCCTGGACGAAATGATCTTCTTTGCATCTCCGAAGAGACCTTCCAGAACCATCTTGTTGGTTGCGGTGCCGTCGAGTGTTCCAGTCAGACCTGTGCGATGATAGGCGTTGATGCAGGAATTCATGATATGAGAAAGAGACTTCGCCTTGAATTCATGCGCCTCGTCGCCTAGTACATGCGTGAACTGTTGAAATACTTCGGCTGGTAGTTTGTATATACTCTGCCAGGTGGAAACCACGAATTTATCGGTTGATCCTGACTTGCCTCCTGCGACCAAGGACTCCCGGCCACCGTAGATACGCTGAAAATCGCTTTCGGTGAGTATATATTCCCTGGGTGCTTGCTTGGAAAATATGCACCAATCTCCAACAAGTTGGTCAACAAGTTGAATTCTCGGTACAAGCACAAGTCCCCTAAAACTATCAGCTTTGGATCGGTAATACTGGAACAATATGTAAGCGATAAGTGTTTTGCCACTAGCTGTCGGAGATAGTACAAGTGAGCGGCGTTTTCGTAGGCAGTGTTCAACTGCGTCCAATTGGTCCGACCGAGGAGTAATCCGACTTCCATCAGCGCCGCAGATGTTAAGTCCATCGACAAAACTTTGGAGTGAATCTCTTGTAAGCGCAGAGGAGTCAGTGCCGAAGAAAAGGTTGCGGCCCCGAACGGTGGAATAACCCCGCCTGGTACCGAATTCCTCAATGATATTTTCCAACAGGCCCGCAGGTAGGAGAGAATCTCGTTTGCTGTAAAGACGTATTTTTCCATCCCAAGAACCTTTTGACGATTTAGACCATCGTCCGCCAGGCATAAACTGTGCTCCGGGAAGGTCAAAGGTGTAAAAGTCTGAGAGTTCATGTTTGATTGCTTCCGATGTGTGGATTTTCAAATAAGATGCATTGAGTGGTTCAATGTAAATATCAGGTTGAGAAGCCATTGCGTACCTTCTGCCAATCGATGGCTGCTCGAATTTGATATGTTCTGTTTCCGAGTTCTTTGTTGATCAGCTTGCACGCTTCAACGATATCGGTATGCTTGTTCACTTTGTTTTGTCCGGCTGTCAGGATCGGATCGATATCTAGAACATCCTGAAGTTGCTTGCCGGTCAAAATCTGTTGATAAGGCTCCCAGCCGTACTTCTTTTCTTCTTCGCGAGAAATCTTGCCTGAGTAGTATGCAGCACGAATTGACGCCGCCCGTTTTAGAGCGCGTTCGGACTCATGCAGTAGATCGTTATGAATGACCATGATCTTGAGATACTTGGCGTGAAGTATTCCAACATTGAGAATAATCTCGTCCAGATTGGATGTCGAATAGTCAATACGAACATCTTCCGACCAGGCATCGACCAGATTGTCGAGCGACATATCCACGATCTGATCTCGCGTAAGAGATGGGGCATTTTCGAAATTTACGGACATGATGAGACCTATGTTATACACACTCTGCTAGAAGAGTATAACACACGGATTCCCATTTGTCAAGGGAAAGTTTTATTATGGATTATGCAAAGGCACGATATCGAAGTAGTCAAAACGGAATGTAGCGTCTGCCGTAATCGTCTGTCCGCCGTCGTCTGTGGCAGAGAACTGAACGGAAGACAAGTTCGTCGGAAAGCAGTTACGATACAGAATGCGGATCACTGGATTATTCTGTCCGTTAAGGACAGTCAGCGTCGCATCGGAATACAATCCTAAGGTCGACTTGACTGTCTTGTATTCCTGAAACTTGACAGGTTTACCCATTCCGCGCAGCCAGTCATGGATATTCTTCCATGAGTTCATGTACTCGTCTATCAGGAATGTAATCGTCAGTGGATCGTACTGGAGTTTATCTCCATGACGATATATCTGTGAGAGTGGACTTTCTTGAATAACTTCCGATAGATTCAGACCAGGCAGCGCAACCGACTGACAGAAAAACGACATGTCCGGAACGCGCGCGAAGTTCAACATGAACTTCGTTGTCTGAAGCAGATTGGAATTGATTGGTTGATTTCTGTATGGCATGATTATTACGCGTGCTTGACCTTATAGTCGATCTTGAGATTTCCTGGTCGACCGTCACCTTTCGGCTTTGCGACTCGGGGAGTTCCCACTTCAATTGGGTCCTTCTGAGTCTTTGTATCATGAACATGTACATCGCCGTGTTTGGTCGTCGTGATCAGATAGCGCGCCGTACCGTCATGACCTTCGCCTCCAAACTTACCATGACCAGTCGCAGCTTCGTGTGCGACATGCTTCAGGAGATGCTTGTGCTTGGAATGAATCTCATTGATATGCTTCTGGGCTTCTTCCTTGTGATGATCCTTTTCCTTGTCGGACTTCGCGTGCTTCATATCTTCCAGATGCTTTGCGACTTTATGAATCTTGTGATGAACCTCTTCGGCTTCCTTGTTGGTCATATGACCGTGCTTGATAGCCTCTGATGTTGCGTGATGATAGGTTGCTTTCGTCTCGGCCGCTTCAGCCGACATTAGCTGTGAGTCGCCCTTCTTCAGGGAGACGCGATGCTTACCGATACGAACATCTTCCTTGGAGGTCGCATTCTTTGCGCCATGCTTAAGCCATGTGTCGGACAACGCACCGCGTGACGCGCCTTGGACATGTGCCTTGTCGCCATCTTCGTGTGACTTCTTGAATGTGGGATGTTTCTTCATTGACTCGACGGCCTTGGCTGCATGATCGAGTTCATGATGATACGATGCCTTGTATTCCGCTTTCTTGTGACCCCCGACGAATCCTTCGTGCTGAGCATTCTTGAAATGCAACGGATGCTTCTCGTCGTGTTTGGCCTTCTCGGCTTCATGAACGGCATTCTTTTTCGTGCCGGCAGTGTGATTCCAAACATGAACAAGAGCGTGTTCATCATCATAGCCGGAACCTTTGGCTTCTTCGATGTACTGCATAGGGGACAGAAACTTGAGTGTCATGAGAGTTTTCTCCGAAATGAAAAAAAAGGCCTAGAACGAATGTCGGAGTATTTATGTCCGATTTCATCCTTGGCCAAGGAAGGGCAGTATAGCATTTTTTTTTATAAAAAACAAGAGACAAGAGATTTTTTACCTATGTTTTATATAGTGATTCTGGAAACTCTGTAACCTTTGTGGAATCTAGTGGTGTATCGGGCAGTACCTAAAAGATTACCTTGATCCAAATTGTTCTCTCTCGCGAACTTCTGGAGATTGGTTATTACTGTGTCGGACCCGTCCGGGTTAAATACACGATAAGTTTTAGCTAACTTTTCAGCAACGATTCGTTTTTGATTGTCTCCTTGTGTGTGTCCCATCAAGGACTTACTTCGTTTTTCATTTTCAAGTTTTTTTTGTTCGGATGTCCTTGCTGCCATTCTCTTTTTCTGGGACTCAGATATCTTCCGTTTGATTTCTTCCGTCATTGATATGTCCGGCATTTTTTGATTGTATCCATTGGGCCAGATGGTGTTGTGATAAGTTATCCAATGAGTTTCGAGTTCAGTAAGCTGGGCCGGATTATCGGTTTCTGCCAGTACAGTATAATCAAACTTATTTATTCCATGCTTTCGGATGGCACGATGAAAGTAATAATCTGACCCAAATTTGGATTCAGATAGATGACAGCGTTTACGTTGGTCTGGATGAATGGTTTGTCCGATGTAACGTTTTCCGTTTGTTTTGTTGTGATAGCAGTAAATAATGCCCATATGATGTTCCTGACTCAAGTTGTTACTAACATTATATATGAAACAAAATATGAAATCAAGTAAAAAAAGAGGAGAATCTTTTGGATTCTCCTCTTAACTGCTAACCTATTGATTTATATAGGTTTTTTACATTAAATTTGTTACGCGAAAAATTCTGTAGTAGATGTTTGCCTGACCAGCTGTGTTACGGTCACCAACCACGCCGTCTCCGTTCGTCGTTGCGAATGGGTTTGCGACCATTCCGTAACGAGTCTTGAAGCCGATCTTTGGCTGGAAGGTACCGGTATCAACTGCGCGGACCATCTGTAGCGGAACATAAGGGCAGTAGAACAGGCCGGCGTCGTAAGGGGAAGTACCCTTGTAGCCGACGGTGACGAGTTCGTTACCCGAAGTGGAACCACCGAAGTATGGATCGATGTAGACCTTCAGCTTGCCATGGATCGTACCAGCGAAGGTAGAACCCGTGTCATCGACATTCAGATCAGCAGACAGGTTGGGTGTGTAGGAAAGCAGGCCAGTCATTGCGAGAGCGGATGCGACATCTGACGAAACAATCAGAATGTTGCCCTTACCACGACGGGTTGCCTTTGCGATGGCGTTGCATTCACGCTCAATCTGGAAGATCAAGCCCTTGAACTTTTCAACTGACCAACGACCGTTGGAGTCAACGTCAAGGTTGAATGTGCCGTTCGTCTGAACGCCGTACTGAGCGCCGATTGTAGCCGTACGATAGATTGTACGAATGACTTCACGGTTGATTTCAGCAAGGATTTCAGTTGACAGAATGTTTGCAAGTTCCGTCTCAGCTTCCAGACCATGGATAGCCTTGAGGTCCTGTGCAAGTTCCATCGTGTACTCAGCCTTCAGAGCGCGCGACTTAGCGGTTACTGTGACCTTGTCGATGGAGAATGCCATTTCTGCGAATGCGTTGCCGCCGACATCACCAAGCTGTTCGCCCTGTGCTGTCGTCATACCGTTACCGGTCGTGAAGACAGTGGAGTCTAGCAGGTTAGCTGTAGGATCGGAACCAACTTGAGCAGAGAAGCCCGAAGTGTTCTGTCCAGCGTTTGTGGACGAGAAGCCAGAGTTAGCTTCGTTGAAGTGTGCTTCTGTACCCGTCCTGGACGTGTAGCGAGAGCGCATTGCAAAGATCAGGCCCGTAGGACCTGTCATTGGCTGCACGCCGCAGACATCGTATGCGATCAGGTTAGGAAGTGCGCGACGAACCAAAGAAATAAGGATTGGATCGTAGTTGTTGATACCTGCACCGGTGCTGTTTGTAGCAACCGCTTCAGATAGGAACCCCTGCTGACGACGATCTTCTGCCTGTGCTTCTTCCTGATTTTCAAGAAGGATCGCAGTGACGGCCTTTCTATAGGCGTCCTTAATAGGCGACAAATTATCGTGGTCGAGAACTGGGGCCCACTTTGCTGTTAGTTTATCAGATGGAAGCATTTTAGTAATCTCCTTGTGTGCTTTCTATTTAGAAATCTCGGTATTTCTAGAATACCAAATTAGTTTCCAGTATATGTTGGTGACTTCACCTGTCGGCCAAGCGTGTCAGAATAATGCTGCATTCTTGGAGAGAGAACTGTCTCTACCGCCTCTGTCAGCGTTTGTCCTGTCTTGGCATCCTTTGTCATAGAAGGCTCGACAGAATCGAGTCCGCTACGATTGCCGGATACGGCTTTCGAACCTGGAGTCATGTAGCTTTCCTTTAGAGTCTGAAGCTTTTCGTGGAATTCATCGGGATCATCCGTTGCGATTCCTTCGGCAAGGCCGGCTAGCTTGTCAACTTGTACGTCGGTCAGGCCGCGCGTTACTTCGTTGAAAACTTCGATCTTGCGGGCTTCAATAAGTTCGTCGCGAAGGGCGACATTGTTATTGAACTCTTCGTCTAGCTTTGCTTCAAGTTCATCAATCTTTGCCGAAAGTTCTTCAATCACGTCCACTTTTTCAACTGGAACGTCAATGTGATTTTCGACAAACAGTGTATGCAAGCCGCGGATGAAGTCTTCGGTCAACTCGGAGCGTAGGCCCGACTCGATTGCAACTTCATTTTCAGCAACCCACTGCTCGACAACATATCCGAGATAAGAATCAACCTGTTCGGTCAGTTCACCACGGTATGCATCGATTGCTTCTGAAAGCGCAGCCACATTATGTGCAGTAAAGCGTTCGGCCATGATGCCGGCAACTTCACGAACTGCTGCTTCAAATACTGTCTGAGCGCGGACCTTGAACTCTTCCGAGAGGCCCTTGCCGCCTGTTTCAAACATGGCGGCCATATGCGAAGGAATGTCTGCGAGTTCGATGGCTTCGTCGATCACTTCTTCTGGAATCAAGTCTTCCTTCTTGCACTCATCGCCGTCAGGTTCCTTGTGATCATCATCGTCGTCATCATCGTCATCAGAATCGCTATCGTCGCTATCTGAATCATCTTTCTTTGCAAAAGGATTCTTTTTATCATTATCGTCATCACCTTCTGCGATTTCGTCTTCTTCAGCAAACTCATCTTCGATAATGTCGTCTTCGGCAAAGATTTTCTTGTCTGTAGGATTGTACTTTTCCTGATCAGGATAACGACCCTGAGGAACCTTGGCCGTACGACCACCGCGAACAGCCTTGGCCGCCGGCGTCTTTTCGTCGTCGGATGTAGATGAATGACCCAGTTCATCTACTGCGCCCTGATCGGAATTAGGCGAAAGCTTCTGGGCTGGAGCGCCGGCTGATGTATTCTGGCCAGTTGCGCCTTCGTTGTCTGTCTTCGACAAGTCCTGAATTGCACCGCGTGCTGGACCGTCTGTAGGATTAAGCTTCTGAGGAGGCTCGGAGTAGGCCACTTTCGGACCTAGATTCTGTGCTTCAGTCAACACGGCGCGTGCAGCTTCAGCGAGTGAGCGTCCACCAGATGTTGGCTTTTTAGTGTCCTTAGTCATGTAAAAATGCTCCTTTACGAGATGAGTAATATTATTTATGTTTTACGATATTTGACAGGAAATCTTCGAACAGAAGAGACGCGCGCGCTTCGACTTGAGACTTGGACATGATCTTCAGGGACTTCTTGGTTCCTTCCATCCATTCCTGTAGTTTCTCGTCAAAGTAGAACTCTCGTCCCTCCATGATTCCTCTCACAAAAGCGTCCGGCGCCGACGGATCATGAACGACATCGCCGGCAGTCGCAAGCTTGAAATCTCCCTGAACCTGATCTGTTCCGTTCACATTTTTCACTGATCCCAGACCGCGCGAAGATGTTCCCATCTTGACTCCACCGTCTATGAATGCTTTCACAATCTTTCCGTTCGGGGTATCCAGAACTTCAGCCGTGCCCCAGTAATCATTTCCATCTTCCGTCAAATCCGTGATCTTATGTGACACAAGATGTAGATTGATCTTGGGCCCATCCGGATGTCCCAGTTCCCCGACAGCACGACCTGGATTGACATATCCGATATTGTACTGACGAACTGCTTCGGACATGACAGACTTGGGATAGATTCGCTTGTTGCCATTCAGGCGATTGGACTGAAGAAAGATTCCATGAATCTTGTACTTGCGTCCACCGCCTGGCAAATCTTCGGCCAAGCACTGCATTGCTGGAGTGCCTGACTCAAATCCCATTGTTTCTGTAATCAACTTTGACATTTTTTCTCTATAGTCCTAATGATTTTCTGCGACGCAATGAACGCTTCAGTTTTGTCCTGATGCGGCTCAGTTTTGCCTTTCTCTTGAACTTTGCCTTGCGCGCACCCATCTTTCTCTTGCGGCGTTCGGAAGGCTTCATTCGGGTAAGCTTGCCTTTTCGTATCGTATAACCTTTTACTGCGGAGACCTTCCTGCGTCTCTGAACTTTTCCTTGTCTGACTCGAACCTTGACGACCTTGAGACGACCCATTCTCTGCGTATTGCGTTTGCGTCGCTGGGAACGAGCTGTCTCGTCTAGGACGTTTTCTTCACTAACTTTTTTTTTTTATCTTCGTCGGAGACGTCGCCTTGCTTGAGAACCTGAAGGTCTTCTTCCTGATCGTCGATCTTTTCCGAGAAGTAGATCGCGGCGACATGCTTCTTGCGCTCGTTGAGAGCCTCTTCAGCCAGATCGCCAAGACGATTGTAAATCATTTCCTTGAAGGAGACGCCAAAGTCCGTATCGCCTTCGACTGATTCCTTGAAGAATGAAAGTAGAGGGTTCGTTGTCATTACACATTGTTTCCTGTAGGTAGAATGATATTGAAATCTTTCGGACGCTCGATCTGTCCCTGATTATAGACCCTTGGGTCTTTCTTGAAATCAATCTGAATTGAATAGCCGGAGTTTGCTCCGAATCCGAGAGTGGTCATAACAACATTTCCAGTATGTCCAGGTGCACCTGACACCTGAGGATCAACAACCGTCGTACCACGCAGAGTGTCGATTTCACCTGAACCGGAAAGCAGCAAAAACTGAGTGTTCGTCGTTGAACCCTGCCATGCCAAATTGGCAATACCGCCTGGTGACAGTGAATATTCGATTCGTGTGATTGCGATATTATATGCCGAGCGAGGATTGCTGTTGCCGGCCAGAAGTTGGGTACCGTTGGAGGCTGCGGACAGAGCACCGGCAAGACCCCATGTATTGATCTTGATGACCTGGGATTCTTGTCCAGCCGTACCATCGAACTGACCGGTCAACGTCACGCGGCCGCGACGGGTGGCGTCGATCATGGTAGTGTTTGTGATGATATTAGGCATGTGATCCGGATTCCTTTGTTATTTCTATTTATTCTTTACGGATTTCTTGACTGCGGCCTTCTTGACATTGGACGCAGCCGGCGATTTTGGCTTAGGCTTAGGCTTTGAACCCATAGACTGTCCCGTCGGGGCGCCCATGTCATTGTTTCCTATATAGTGCTTATGTGCGAACTCTACCATCTTCAGGAACGACGGATTGTCCCTGTTGAGTTTGCGATCAAAGTGTACCTTGTTTTCCGGATGAGTCAGACGATCATAGGTTGTCAGCAGGGCATGAGCGGTAAGCATGTCAATCTTCATCTTTGAACCATTACGGAAATGTACATGTCCAGGTTCGCGATTTGCGACGATTCCTTTGAGATGGGATAGGACTGTCGAGGTATTCTCACCTGTCGGGGAGACGGGCACTGGCTTGCCGACGCCCTCCTCCAGAACCTCTTCGACGACCTCTTCCGCTACCGTCGCATTGTTCTGGGCGGCGGGAATAGACACATAGCGATCCAGCTTGTCGGAATAGTATAGACCTACGCGCTGGCCGTTTGGAAAGTTTCGAATGGCTTTGCGACGAAGAAGAATCATGACTGGAAAGCTTCCATTGGTCTTGTTGTTGCTGTCTTCTTCTATTACATCTTCCGTCACAAATGCATGAGAAACCCTGCCTTCGTGATGTGCAAGAGTAACTTCTTTGCCGGTATAATGATGACTCCAACGACCATCGGAAACTTTTTTATATCCATGACCCTTTAGTTTTTCATGTGCTTCGTCCGAGGGATCACCGACATTGAAATCGAGTTCGTCTCGCGCTTTGTTGCGTGAGGCCTCGTCCAATAATAGTGACTCGCGGAGTTCGGAAAATCTTTTCATGGGTTTAGCTTGACCAGTAGGCCTCGGATTCGGGGCTTGAGTTGTAGCGTGCTTGGGAATTTTCGCGAGCAGACTTGCGATCCTTCTTGAACTTCAAAGGGGCGAAACGCAGCTTTGGGTCCGGACGGTACTTGCCAGCCTTTTCAAACGCCTTGATTGCCTTGTTCTTCTGGGCAATCGTTGCCTGCTTCTTGACGGCCTCATCCAGATCATCGTCCATATAGTGAGTATTGTTAGTCAAGAATGGTTTGGCGCCTCGCGCGATTCGATAATTGCGTGTTGCAGCCCTATCCAGTCTATCGATCTTTTTTTGATCAGGCTTTTTAGTTGCCACTGGAGTACCATTTAGTCCTTTTGGTCCACCAAATCTTTCGGCCGCGCCGGCCTTCTCATGCTTGTCCGCGCGCATTCTCGCAATGCCTTGGCCAGCGACGGCGCGATGAATCTTAGTCAGAAGACTCTTGCCTTCGTCCACTGATACTTCTTCCTTCGTCAATCTGTCTTTCTGACCTGTAGGCGACCATGTAACTTCATCCAGAGATTCCTCAGACAAATCATCAGGCTGTCCAAAGTAGGATTCGGCAACCATCTTCTTATATTCATTCAGGGCGCCAGTAACGCGTTCCGAAAGTGCTGCATAGACTGCATCCTTCAGACCCGCAGATGGCTCGGCGGACTCTAGAATGGAAATGATGTTGAATGTGGTCGAGATATCTTCGCCCATTTTGGAGATGTATTCTCCCTGCTTTGCCTTACGGAAAGGCTTCTCGCCAGACGCAATACGATCATAGCGACGCTTGGTTGATTGCATTCTTGTCAATTGCTTCTCATCTTCATCACTAAATCCACCGTTTGTTGCGCGAGCGTCTTGTCCATAGGCGCGTTGATTCTTGTATGCTTCTTTTGCACGACCGGCAGCATTGCGCTTTCCAGCAACGGCACGAACTGCCTTCTTGAGGAATCCTTCGTTTAGATTATCTTCATCAGCCATTGGTCTAGTTCTCCGTTGTGTTCTTATTGTTTATTTAGCGTGCGCGGAATGCGTCATCCAGAGGCGCACCAGGTGCCGGCTGGCCGGTAGGCATTCCACCAGGACCTGTCGGAGGTGCTCCCATAGGCGTTCCGGGCTGTCCACCATAACCAGAAGGCGCGCCGAGAGCACCAGCACCGCCGGCAGCCATCGGATCAGCCTCCAGCTGATTTGAACCTTCTTCTTCGATTTCCTGATCAATATCCTTCATGTCCTCGTCCGTCTGACGCAGGATGTTCGTGCGAACCCACTTAATCGAATAATACTTTCCGACATACGGATCGACAAGCTGAAGAACAGCAAGACGATTCTGCATCAGTTCGGACTGCTTCATTTCCTCAAAGTTGTTGTCACGACGATAGTCATAGCGAAGTTTCTGACGAATATCTTCCCATTCTTCGACGGTACAGATACCCTTCAGAACTAGCTGAGTCTTCAGGGCCGTATCAAAGAGACCGGAAAACTTGTTACGCAGACGATCAACGAACTTGGAGAACTTGATTTCGTCGCGTGAGATTTCTGTTGTTCGACCCATTGAGAAGCCACCAGGATTGGACGACTCCATACGCGAGAACGGAACACCAAGGGCGCGCCATAGCTTCTTCTGGAAGAACTCGACATCCTGGATTTCTCCGAGATTCTGTCCGCCAGGAAGTGTGGAGATTTCAGTACCCTTACCACCTTCACGACGAGGCAGCCAGAAGTCTTCCTGCATTGACAGAAAGCGTCTATCGTCACGAACATCACCTGTGGTTGCATCATAGACAATCTTGTTACGATACTTGGTCATGATATCACGCAGATATTGCTCCGCCTTGTTCTTCGGCAGATTACCTACATCGATATAGAATACGCGACGTTCGGGGGCCCGTGCGAGGCGATATACGACGGTCGCATCCTCTAGCATACGGAGTTGATTTAGCGGCTTGATAGCCTTATTGAGATATGAGAGAACCATGGCGCGCTTGGAGTCAAGCAGGCCTGAGGTTATATAGATCATCGAGTCAAGTGCAATGCGCGTGCCTAGATTGGAATATGTTCCCATGATACCACGATCATTGAAGAGGAAGTATTCCGTGATCTTGGAAATCAAGTCCATGCCCGTCTTTGGGTCTTTGGTACGCATTATTTCACGAATTTTGCGAATTCTGCGCGGATCGACGTAGCGGAGTTCTTTGATTCCGTCCGATGGAGCAGTCTCGTCAATCACCATATGATAGAAGAGACGGCCGTCAATATACCAACGACGGAAGATTTCATGAGACATATCTTTCCAGTTCAGAAGCTTCTGGATGTTTTCAAACTCTTCGTGAATCTTGTCCTTCGTCGCCTTCTTCAGTTCGACTTCTCCAAGGTCCAGTTCTACAACAATTCCATCTTCGTCTTCAACGATGGCTTCATTGACGATATCGTCAATGGCACCTTCCATTTCAGGTTGCATACTCATCTCTCTATAACGAGTGATCAACTCCACTTCGTTACGCGAGACGCCGTCGAGGTCAACATATGTGCCGTAGTAAGAGCCTGTTTGGACGGTAATAGCACCGTCGTCTTGTTGAGGAGGAGCAAAAGACTTTTCCTTGATCTGACTTGCGTCAAAAGGATTAATCTTTTGCTGTTCCAACTCATCGTCGGTAATGATATTAAAGCCAAATAGTCTGAACTTTGCCATCTAAGTGCGTAATCCTATAATAAAAAATGAGTTCAGTGTATGTTTAGCGAATACCGGACTTAGTGTCAACCCAGTATTGATACGCTAGTGTTACTGTATATTCTTCTAGCGAGTCGTTCGATCCCCATGAAACATCGATTGGGGATAGATCGACCGGCCAGCAACCTACGAAGTTGTAGGTCTTAAGAATGTCGCCACCCTTGCCGATCTGATCAACCTTGGCATCTACGCCGTAGGTCAATGAGTTACGAGCATTACCCTGACGAAGATTCGTCGTATGGGTATTAATGGCAGCCATCCACTGTTCGAAGGCTCTACGAGTCGTAAAGTCTTCGTCGGCATAGATGGTCAGTGTCCAGTCTGGGAATGTACGATTTCCGGCGATCTTGACTTCGCGGCCCATATACTGAACGGGTACCTGGCCCAGTGTAGAGCCAGGTAGCTGTGATGTATGACAGTGGAAAGTCAACTGTCGCGAAGCAGTCAGTCCGTCCTGTACCAGACCAGCAGGAAACTGCATGGTGACCTGGAACAGATTTGGACGGGCTCCGTCCAAAGACATGTTCGTTCGGAATTGATTGATATCTAATGAAGGCATTTATATTCTCCTTTTACTTTCTATTTATCTGATCATTCCGAGATTAGCCACCGAAGCGCCCAATGATTTCATCAAAGACAACGCCGGTTGGGGTTGCAATGAAGTTCAACTGGATGTCGTTGATCGAACGAGCAGGCTTGATGTAGATGTCACCAATGAACTGATTCTGATCAATGATCTGCGGTGTATTGTTTGTTTCGTCGCAGACTACGCGATAGTCATAGATTCCGCGCTTTCCGAGAACGTCACGAAGGAACGGTTCAACAATTCCAACAAAACGAGCGCGAGTAAACTCGTCGTTCAGTTCGAAGAGTGCGTTGCGTGCAGCCTTTGCGATGACCTTTTCGATGTACGAGAACAGACGACGGACATTGATATGATCGAATGCCGAGTTCTTGGTCAAGAAGGTCTTGTCACCAAACAACTGAATGCCTTCGCCTGGGAAGGTCGAGACAGGGTTAACACCACGACGATAGAGTTCGTCGCGCTGTGCCTTGGTCGGATTCCATGCAAGCTTGATGGCATTCTTGATCAGACCCTTGTTTGGTCCAGCCGGCGAATCCCAAGGATTCTGGGTACGCGCCATCAAACCAGCAATGTCGCCGTTCAGAGGAATCCAACGATAGACATTGTTGTAGCGGTCATACATGTACTTCCAGCCGGAGTCCATGACACCGAAGGCTGAGTGATACATTGGTGTGACATAGTTGATGATGTTGGTCAGTTCGTTGCCTGGCGTTTCGACAACATGAGCAAGCGTTGGCGAGAATGTCACGATGCAGTCATAGCGAATTTCGGCAATCGACTGGATTGCAAACTGAGCAACCGTGTTGGATGCATCAGCCATCATGATGAACGAAACATCCACATCTTCTGGTGTCTGGAACTGAGTAAGTGCCTGAATGATGTTACCATCGGAAGGAGTACCCAGACCACCACCGGACAGATTGTTATATGTCGGAGCGGTAGGAATGCTGAAGGATGTCTGATTGGCAGTTGCGTGCCAGTTTGTCGCACCAGCGGGATTACCCATCCAGTAGACATACTGAGACTTTTGGAATAGAAGCTGCTTGTAGTAGTTTGTCGAACCGTCCTTGTTGACGGCGTCAGAAGCTACGGACGCATATGGATAGGCTTCAAGAACAGTGTTTGCAGTTCCAGAGAACTTACCGTCACGGTCGACGATTACAATGTGGATTTCGTCGTTCGAACCACCCTGTGCCTCTGTATACTCAGAAGTTCCCGGAGCACCTGGAACAAAGCGTGAGTATGCCCAACGACGCGAACCAATAGCGACGGTGTTGGCGACATTGAAGGATGCGGTAGCGAATGGCTGAGATACATAGACATTCTTGGAACCGGTTACATCGTCGATGGCAAGGACTTCAGTCCAGCCAGTGTTTGCGTTACCAGTAAAGTTGATCTGATCGCCGACGGCCAGAGCGCCACCAGCGTCAGTCTTGACGTTGGCTGAGAAGATGACCATGTTGTTACCGACAGAAATGTTCGCAGTCGCATACAGACGCGACTCAAATGCGTTGCCGGTAGGGCAGAGCGAAACGCGCAGCGAGTTACCAAGATCGCCCATATAGCGAGCAGACCATAGGCCGGCGCTGGCAGAACCTGAAGTAATATACTGTGATTCGTAGAAGTTTTCATTACGGACAGGCAGACCGGTACCACCGGCCGTTGCGTTCAACGAACCAGAAGCGTTTGCGCGAGCGACCCACAGACCTGACGCATATGAGAGGAATGAGGCAGCCGTGAACCACGACTTGGCGGTTGCGTCGTTTGGATAGAAGAAGACCTTCTGAAGAGTTGCTTCCGAGTCGATCAAAACTCTTTTTTCGACTGGACCCCACTGGAAGTGACCAGCGATTGCGCCCGATGTCTGCGGAATTGCGCGCGCAGTGAGCGTGAAATCGAACTCGTTCACCGTTACTGCTGGCGATAGACTTGGAATTGGCATGGATTATTCTCCTTGATAAGCGTAGAATCTCGTCAACTATTTAGAGATTCCGGATTCCTACATTTCTCCCTATCTCTTAGGCCATAGCTTGCCCGGTAGCGCAGGATTCTCGCCGTACCAATCAGGGAACTTATGCTTCAACACATCCGATGTATCCATTGAATCTGGAATGTTTGATTCATTATGGACCTTTACTTTTCGTTCGGGCACACCCTGTCCCTTTTCTGGGATTTTTCTGAGCGTATGTCCGCCATAGTCGTCCAGTTCGTCTTCGTCATCGTCCGTAAAGAAGCCTGAACCCTCATCGGATTCTTGACCTCGATCCCAGATGCCGAAGAATAGCTGCTCGGATTCATCGATATTCAGATGCTCTTGTTCCAGAACCTTGCGAATGTCAAGGGCCGAGTTGCCTTGTGATGCTTCTCGGAAGTATCTCTGGGCCGCAAGCCAAGCAAACTGAACAAGGGCCATAGCTAAGTCATCATGCATTCCGGGTTCGGACGCAAAGGACTGAAGCGTAGACACAAAGGTCGTGAGTTCCTTGATTGTTTCCGCGTCATTCAGAATCAGCTTGTTTTGCTCAATGAGAGTCTTGAGATTTGCACAACCCAGACGCTTGGTGGAAGTCGAAGTTTTAATACCATACTGAATGCGCTTCTGGGTGTTTCCGTAACCTCCGGAAACCTGCTGCTGACCCTTGTTCTTTGGGGCCATCTTCATCAGATTTTCATAGGCGATTTCGTGATGCAGAATGTCCGCAACCTGGGCACCAATGTCATTGATTTCGACCATGACGAATGCGTCATTATATTCTGTTCCGATGCGCGCGATCAGCGTCGGAAAGACGAGCGGAGAGATCAGATTGTTGCGATAGCGCAGAACCTGAACATACGGAACAGTTGTCACATCGATCACATGAAATGTGGAGTAGTCCAGGCCTTGGCCGTGTGCGACATCTACAACCAAGGCATATGTGTGACCGGTCTTTGGGCGCTCCCAGATTGCCATGGATTGATCGGGGGTTTCTTCGATGGGTTTAATCCAGGCTAATCGAGCAAGCACATCCCCGTCGATCAAGGTATTGGACGATCCTAGGAACGAGCATTCGAACTCCTGTTTCCACTGTCGGAGCGATGTGTTTCGAATCGTCTGTGCTTTCCAGCGATCATCTCGTCCAGGTACATCCCACCAGTTAACTTCTACTGGGAAGTAGTCGGACTCGGAATTCTTGGCATCCATCCACATTCGATAGAACTTGTTCATGCCGTTTGGCGTAGACACAATGAACACTCTAGTTTTTGCACCAGAAGAAATCGTAGGATAAACCGAGTTGAAGAACTCTTCAGCCACATTGGATGGAATAAATGCGAATTCGTCGAAGAAGATCAGATTGAATGAGTAACCACGAACGGCGTCTGAAGATGTTGCTGCGGACAGGACCTTCGATCCGTTGCCTAGCTTAATGTCACCTTTGTTCCAGACATCTGCACCAGGCTGAAGCCACTTGGGCAGCCATTCGTATGCAAGTTGAAGTCTGGACAGAATTTCTCGGGCAGTTGCACCCTTGTTTGCGAGGATGGCTACATTTACATTCTTGTTGAAGATGATGTAATGCAGAATCCATGCAACCACACAGGATGTCTTGCCTGTCTGACGAGGAAACTTACAGATGACGAAACGATTATCCGAGAAGTGTCGCAGCAGGTTTTCCTGATACGGCCAGAGTTCGAAGTTCATCAGACCTTTGTCAACATTGACGATCTTGATATAGTTCTTTGCGAAGTAGACTACATCGTCACGGCAGCGCGCATATTCGTCGATTTCCCATTGTGTATAGACATGCTTGTAGCCTGAGCGAACCAGATTCTGGTTGCCTTTGTAGCCTCCACCGGAAAGTGTTGCTGGACTAGCCATTGTTTGCTTCTATAATCCTTTTCTTGGCATCTAGATGATCCATGAGATCGGCCGCAGTTCCTACGAATACAGCCTTCTCAATGTTTACCTGATTGCCGGTATTGATATTGTCCGACTCCTGCTTGTCGTAGTTCGTCAGACCGGTTGTATTGTTCAACCTATTTATCTCGGCGCGTGTCTTATGTGTTCCGATAAGTTCCTTCGTCGCTTCGGCTGTCGTTTTTAGCAGATTTGCTAGGACCTCATAGGCGCGGGGTTGCTGAGTGTCGGAAGCAATGACCGCCAGTTCTGTCATGGCGTCTTCCGCGACCTTGATGACATTACGCATCTTGCGACGGGCAAAGGCCATATCGTCGTCCTGAGGAGAAACCGGATACGAATCCTTGACTACAATAGGATCAGGTTCTTTTCTAATCGCGATGGCTGTAGGCTGTCCATTGGTCGTCTTTTGTTGTATCGTATTTCCCGTGACTGGTACGCTGATTTCAAGTAGTTCATCCAGAATGTTTTTCATAATCTTTCATGCCTTATAGGTTAGCGGTTGACGGCCATTCTCTGATGACAGTCGTATATCCATAGTCGGAATCAGGTGAAGAATTGGCAGGATTTGGTGTTACTGTTATAGTTATGACTTTCTTGTCCGGAATATAGAATGATCCGATGTTTCCGGCCGCATTTGTGGACACAGACCAGATCTCGGTATTCAACTTAAACGAGCCTCCGAGAACCTTTACCGTCAGACGATTGGTCGGTGAGCCGATCCATTCCAGAACCTGACCCACAGCAGACGCGTCTTGCGGATTTTGACCTTGATAGACCAGATCGTCAAACTTATAGGATGCATTGCCGGCGAGGGCGATCATATTCAGAGCAACCTGATCGTTCGGAAGCTTGTACTTGGCCGATGAATCATAGATGTTTGAGATGGCCGTCGTGATGACATTCTGGGTAGATGTAGGACCAAAGACCCAGGCCTTCATCGTGAACGAAAGCGTCCAGACAATCATGCGCGTTGACTCATAGTCACCTTCATAGTCAATGGACTGATTGACGGCATTCAGTGTAACTGGAATAGTTCGTGTATCGTCTGGAAAGTCTGACAGAAGATTCAGCGAAAGGGAATACTCAGGTGAGAAGTAGGGTAGAATCTGTTCCACAATCTGATTGCCGTCTTCGATATTGCGTACCAGAATCGAAAGTTCAAAGTTGATGTCGTATGGCGTACCAATATAACGAGAACGCGCACGATTAGAGGTGCCCGGAATAGTGGAGCGATACTTGAGATTCGTTTCCTGCTTTCTCATAGGATCATACGCCATGCCGACAATTTCAAACGACATGCGTGGCAAGTTCGTCTGGGTATTACGATTCAGGTCTGGATCCTGTGCAATCTTGGAAATGAACTTTTCCTTGGGTCCGTATGACAAGGGCACGATCATACGATCCACTTCCGTCGATCTATCTTGACGATAACGAATCATGGTAATGTTATTGAACATATTGCCAAATGCGACAACATACTTTCGAATCAGAGCGTTATAGAATGGGGTGCCGAAAATATTACTTACTCCATGTCCAGGTACCGTCCGGAAGGACTACCTTTTTCGATCCAAGTCTGCGCGCGCGCGCACTTCGGAACCAAAGTTTTCGTGTTGTTTTTTACCTTTTAATGACATACTTATTTTATCTTTTCGTTCTTGTGTATAATTTTGATTGGCTATAGCGGATGCTTTTCGTTGATGCGCTCGACCAGATTCCGTCGCAAACCTCCTCTGTTGAGCCTTAGCCATATTTTGTCTTGCCTCGTCTGAGAGTTTCCGTCCTTTTAGGCTGGTTGATCTTCGATCTTTCGTCTCTTGCGATTGCTTCTTACCAAGCCGCGACAACCCTATTTTCTTTTTTGATTCTTCGGTATGTTTTTGGCCAAAAAACCAGGCGCCGCCATGATTCCAAGCCTTCTCAATTTGAGTCATGTCTGGCGGTTCATATTCATACTCCTGGGTCGCGACCTCCAGAAGTTCATCAAGTTTTTTATATATTACTTTCAAGGTTGCCCCCACGGATTTGTTTCGGTAAAGTCAGTAATAACATTACCTTCCTGTTGAAGCTGAACATTATCGGATGTGTCGTAGGTTAGGACTGAGTTGCGTGGATCGACATTCGTCAAAGTATACGATGTTCCAGTTGTTGCACCAATGACATTCTGACCTGGCTGGAATATACCTTTCACATGAATCACATCCAGATTTGCAGTCGATCTTGTCCAGGATGTGACCGTGCCCTGTGCAGTAGCGGCAGCCAGAGATGCACCCTGATATACAACTTCCGAGAAGGAGTATTCGGATGTTCCTGCACCTACTACGACCGGCAGACGAACCATGTATGTGTCCGTGAACTTGACATCATCGATTTCTTCAATGCCAGTAGAGACTTTGTTCTGTGAGAACTTCCACATTTCAGTATAGACTTCCCAGAAGTATGGATCGCGACGGCCGAGTTGATAGAAGTTTTTGTCCTTGTCTACGAACTTGATTTCGAACATCTTGCCGAATGTAGGAATCCAGATCAGATCGCCTTCGCGAGGACGCTGAATCAGATTCTGCGGAACATATCTCATGAAGTGCTTGTTCGTGATGAGTAGATTGGTGCCTTGACGGGCTTCCAGACCAAATTTGGACAAGAACTCACCTTCACCTCGATAGTTTTCCACATCCTCGATATACATCGGCATCGCATATGCGCGCTGAAAGTATGCGAGTGGGTCTTCACCGAAGAGCATGTCAATCGCATCTTCGGATTCACGCACGATGTAATAGCAGTCGGCCCCGAAGATTTCGATGGCTTCGTTAAGAAGATCATCTACGAGTTGCTGCTCACCTGTGCGTGATCGCTGTGAGTGAAAGTTGAAATACTTGTTCGTGCCGGCCATTGATTATCCGATCTGAAACATCGGCGGGAGTTCCATTTCGGACTGAACTGTTCCCTCGATCTTGTCGATCTCTTGAATAGCTTCGTCGTACAGGACCTGGCCGTTCAGGGTCGTTCCCCCGATCAACTGAATGCCTCCAAACTTCTTGAGATTCTCACCCCACTGACGCTTGAACAGAGCCGTCGTATACTTCTTGAGCCAACGGTCGTTCCAAATCTTGGTGTTTGTGGTATCGTCAATTGCCACATAGCAATCGATCACGATGTAGTCTCCGGCAGTGATGTCCGTGCCCCAGTTCGTGTCGAGATAGAGTTTATTGGTCAGACGATTGAAGCGAATAGGAACTTCTCCAGAAAACAGCATTTCAATGTTGCGTAGGTGTTGCTGGGTCAGGACATAGCCTGTATAGGATGTTGCGTTGTAGTTGTAGATTTCGTTCAGGAATATCTGATATTTGACATTCCACATGGACAAGGGATTCGACGCCTGAAGAGGCATGATCTTGTTAATGCCCAGAACGAGATCGGATGTAATTGGAACATATCGATTGGCCACATCGGTCGCGGTGATCTGATATTTGGTATAGGTCGGAAGCACGCCGTCATAGTGATATTCACGGAACCAAGACAATGCTTCGTCGATACGATCCTCTAGCTGCCAATCATCGACGTTGATTTCGATGACGGGTTGGCCTAGATGGCGCAGACAGTATTGCTTGAGGTCTTCTCGCGATGTGGCTGACATTTGTGATATGTTCCTTTTATTATGTATTTAGTGTCATGGTCTAGAATGATTTAGTTTTACTGGGCCCAGATTACAGCAAATCCAGCGCCGCCGCGACCGCCG